TAAATTTTTATATTCTTGTTTAGTTAATCCTTTCATTAGCATATAACATTCAAAATCTATATCTAATAATCTCCAATGAGTATACCATTCTTCTTTCCACAGTTCACGGAATTTTTCAAATTCCTGTTTTGTTAATTTATCCATGATTAAAAGGGTAAATCATCTTCATCAATAACTCTATTAAGTGTTCCTGGTAAATCTTCTTGATGGATTGATTCTGGTTCTCTAAAATAGAAATCTAAGAAATCTTTAGGGTAAAGATTTACTCTCCCTTCGTATTTTGGATTAGTAATTTCTCGGGTTTGCAGTTTAATATTCGCATTAATAGCGGCTGATGCTACTTCTTTTCCTAGATCATTACCTGCAGGTTTTCCTAGGTAATCATATAAACTTAAATATTCCATAACTTTTATTTTTGATTAAATATACGAAAAGAAAATATAGACTCCAAATTAGAGTCCATTTATTGTGCGAAACATTTCAACATTAAAATCTACAAGATCCTCGTTAACAAACTCTTTGCTTATACTTTGAATATTATTCATATTAGCTATTGGTTTTTGATGTAATCCCATTTTTGTATATGGCATTTCACCAATTGCGGCCATAATTGGACTTGAGGTATCAATAGATTCAATAAATAGCATATTTTTATAAAAACCAAATTCAATAGGGGAAGCAGTTCCAAGTAAATGGATTCGATCTGTATTGACGATTGTTTTATCTCTAAACATAGTAGAAATTACCATAAATCTTCCAATAGCTTTACCTAAATCTTGATTTGGGTGGGGACAAATATCATTATAATATGAAGCACCATATGAAAATGCAATTTTCTTGTATCCCAAATCTTTATATGCTTGAACACATAAGTTAGCTTCATGTAAACTTTTTGCTTGCACAACGGCTACTTTAGTTGTATTTTCCGGAAGTTGAATATTTGCCCATTGTTTTGCATTACGAACTGAAGCAGCATAATCTTCCCAAACATCAGGTACAATAAATTCATCTGGTTCAAGTTTATTTACCCAATACATTAAACGATCTGTGTTATATGCTTCTCCAAGTTCATGAAGGGAATTGTCCATTATAATATATCGATCTACATTTTTTGAATTAAGGAAAAATACACGATATTCTTCGTTTTCATCCATTAAATGGGGTAAACAATAATCGTAATCGTTAAATTCTCTACTTTTTGTCAATAGACAAAATGGTACTTCGTGGCTAATTTTTACTTTTTTCATATTAATTAATTTTCTACATATGCATGTTCGTATGATTCTACAGCTATTGCTTCTAGGTTTGCAAAACGAGATGCATCATAACCTACCCAACGTAATCCCATTTTAGTTGTTCCTTCATTTTTTATTCCCGCAATAATAAACACTCGTTGTTCATAATTGTTTATAAATTCTTCAACAACTTCATATTCTCTTCCATTTACAACTTCAGCACCTTCAGGTAACTTTCTGTCATTTATACAAACTACTTTTTTCATTTTTGTTTTTTAAACATGTTAAAAATTAACAGTAAAGCTGAAGCAATTACTGCAAAATATCCTAATATAAATCCTATTAAGTTCATAATTATTTAATTTTTCTCTCCATGTAAATGCATGTTTCTCCCTCTTCAAATCCTTTTTTACGAAGTAAATTAATACTTGTAGGTAAACACCAGGCAAATGCGGTGTAATTTTTAAAATGTTCTTCTACATATTTCCATCGAGTATCCCAAAGTTTATTAAAGATACCTTGGCGTCTAAAATCATCATGTACCCAAGCATCCATAAATTTTATTTTGTTATCAAGTTCAATATGCATGAAAATATGTCCAACAGGATGATCGGTTGAATTTAATGCAATCCACCCATACATATTTTGCGTATTAGTTTTAATTTGTATAATTTTTATATCTATCATTTTATAGATGATTTTTTGGACGACCTCTACCTCTTTTTATTTTTAATACATCTAGTATTGGGAGAGTTCTGACTTTTTTGGGACGACCTCTACCTCTCATATTTTTTCTATTTTCAGCAGGTGTTGTTCTAAAAAAATTAGATGCTCTATCATAAAAACTTAAAATATCCCCAGGCCATTTAAGAAATTCAGTTTCAAGTTCTTCTTTAGTAATTTGAAATGCAGATGTAAAGGCATCATAAAGAGCAACCACACGTGATGTTTCTTCTTTTTCAAAATCCTCCATTAAACGTTTATATCGTGCAAAATCTACAGCACAAATCTCAACTTGGAATTGGGAATCATGTTTTGTTAAATCCAATTTTTCTTTAGCCATATATAATGATAATTGAGCTTGCCAAAAATATGATGATGGATTAAAATCACCATTTAATATACGGTCTTTTAAAGGTGCTCGTTTACCAAGAGGTATAATTTTATCAGTATGAGTACGCCACCACATAAATTTATTATAGTTAATAGGTTGAAGTTTATTAATATGTTCTGCAACAACTTCTTTACTGTGTCTAATACTTGTTTCTTTTATAAAACTATACATTATCTAATTTATCTTCAAATTCCTTTAAATCTTGTTCCATAATTTTTAATTTTTTAACTAAAATAGCATGATATAAAACAGGATCTATTTGCTTAGGATTATCAGGATGGTAATTCCATACCTCCTTAATAGCATTATTTATATCAATAATATTAGCAATTTTGTTATTATGTAAATTTTGATTTTTCATTGTGTTTTTTTTAAATATAAAACTAATTTTTTAGGAAACCAAATTTAATATCTATAAACCTTGTTCCATTCTTAAATCATAATCTTCTTTTTCAACTTCAGAATAAACATTGATATTTAACCAACGACCTTCTCCAATATTGTTTAGGTATTTCCAAGCCTCGGCTGCGTCCCATTTAACACAAAAATCATATTCCTCTTGAGTTAAATACTCTTTAGTATTTATGATTTTTTGATACTGTTTGTACTCTTGTTCTTCTTGATAAATGAATTCGTTATACATAACCTTTATTTTTTTAATTTCTATACCGTAAATATACGAATAGGATCTTAGGAATCCTACTCTTTTTGCATAAGTTTTTAAAAATAAGTTATTGTATTATCATCTTTTTTTGTATTTTTTAAAGTACCTAATTCTATACTTAATTTTTTTATTTCTTTTATATGAGTGTTAATTTTATTTGATTGGTCTGGGTTTAATTTATAAAGTTGATTAAAATTATCCATTACTTCTTCAACTTGGTTATTTAGTTGGTTTAATTTTTCAGTTGTTTGAGGGTCTAAATTTGCTAATTTTGCTTCTTGTTCATCTATATAACCATCATTATTAGTATCGGATTCATTAAATACTTGCTCGAATTCTTCTTTAAATAAAGGAGCATCTAACCATTCTTTATCTTCCTCAGCCAAATCATGTATAGGGTCTTTACGAATTTGGGCAAAAGCAAAATTAGCGGCAATTACTAAAGATATTGCTAATGGATCAAACACAAAAATAATAATAAGCAAAAACCAATTAATAATTTTATCCATTGGTTGGCCTGTTAAATTTGAAATATATTTAAGAGGACCTAATTCACTTGTAGTTTCACTATTAGTTTTAACTTCTAAAATTTGATTTTCTAAACTAAAAATAGAATCATTTACTACATCTACTTTTTCAGATAATTTTTCATCTGATTTAGATGTGGATTCAATGTTACGGATTGCAGCATTGTTTGTTCTAACTACTAAATTACCATTTTTATCCGTATATTGAGTAGTTGAGCCTTTAGATAATGTACCTCGTAAATCTGAGAGGGATTGCTTTTCTTTTAATATATTATTTCTTGAATCTGTGTAAAGTTGTTTTTTAGTTTCTAAGGCAGAAATTTGTTTATCTATAATTTCAGATTTTGTAGCTGTAGTTTGATAGGCTGCAGATAAAAAACCATAAATTCCTGCAGATGTAATTAGTATTAATATACAAGTAGCTACCACAAGATAAGTTCTTAAAATTTTATTTAATGTATTCCAATATTGGTATAATAAGGAAGCAATAACTAATTTAGCAACTTCTAAAGAAGAAGCCATAATTAAAACTGCAAAACTAGCTCCAGCAAATAACATACTAAGACCAGTTACTGAGTAAAAAGCAGCAGACAAACTAACAGATAATGCAGATAAAGCTATTATAAATGGTAAAAAATATTTTTTCATAGTATTTTATAGATTAATGTACTATCCATCACAACTTAAACAAGTAGATGTACGAGAGCCTAAATCTCCTTTAATTACAGAGTCGGTTCTTAAATAGTATAGGGTTTTTATTCCTAATTTCCAACTTTCTATATGGACTTGATTAATCCATCTTGGAGAATCTGTTGGATCAAAAGCTAAATTTAAGGATTGGGTTTGATCAATATAACGTTGACGGGCTGCGGCTTGTTGAACTAAAGATAATTGGTTAATTTCGGGAAATGTTAAAAATACTTCTTTTTCTTCTTCATTTAAAACATCATGTGATAAATTTTGAACTGATCCGTTATCTGCTAAAATTTGGTCCCAATATTTATTTTGGTTTTTTCCTTTAGATTCTAATAATTTTTCTAATTCTTGATTTTTAACAATAAATGTTCCTTTAGCTCCATTAAACACATAAACATTTGCTGGTTGGGGTTCAATACCAGCGGAACAAGCATTAATACGTGAATTGGATACTGTTGGAGCTATGGCTAATAAATGAGTATTTCTCATACCTGTGTTTTTACACCACAGAGGTTCACCATATTCTACAGCTAGTTGACGAGATGCTGCTTCTGCTTTAATTTTAATATCACTAAAAATAGTATGTGTCCAGGCTGTTGATGCAATTGAATTAAAAGGTAAATTCTTTTGTTGTAAAAAGGTATGCCAACCCATTACACCTAAACCAAGTGCACGTCCTTTTTTAGCATGTCTGTGAGAACGAATCATTGAGTCTTTACCATTTGTTTTAACAATAAATTCTTCCATTACCCCATCTAAAAAATATACAGCAGTTTCAACTAAATCTGTGTTTTTCCATTCATCATATTTAGCTAAATTTAAAGAACTTAAACAACAAATAAATGAATGTTCTTCATCTGTATGTAATGTAATTTCAGTACAAATATTAGTCATACTAACATCAAGATTATTCATTCTATATGCTAATGGATTATCTTTATTAACATTATCCTTAAACATAATATATGGTTCTCCTGTTTCTACACGAGATTTAAGAATTTCTAACCACAAAGACATAGCTTCACTATCACGATCATTTAAACGCTTCATAAATGCATCATCAACAACTATACATTGATGAAGATTAAGACATTGTCTGTTAGGATCACCCTTAGGTCTACGGATTTGAAGAAATTCATTAATATCTTTATGATTAATATCTAAATTTACAGATGCTGCTCCTCTTCGTACTGATCCTTGATTAGTTGCTATAATAGTGGAATCATAAATTTTAGCCCAAGGGACTATTCCTTCGGATTTTCCATTTCCGGTAATATTTGATCCTCTTCCTCTAATTCTTGAGAGGGAAATTCCAACTCCACCTCCATAAGAGGTAAGTCGCATAAGTTCTGCGTTTGTAAGGCCAATACCTCTGATTGAATCTGGAGTATCGATGCCAAAGCAACTAATCGGTAATCCGCGGTCCGTTCCTGTGTTTGAGAGTACAGGGCTAGCCAATCCAATCCATCCATTCCAAATATATTTAAAAAATTTGTTTTCTAATTCAGGTTTATTTAAACGCATAGCTACAGAATGTGCTACTCGTCTGTATGCTTTTTTTGGTGTTTCTCCGGGAAGTAAATATCCTTTTGAAATAGTACTTAAGGCAACCTCATCAAAATATTCAGGATAATCTTTTCCACGTTCCCATTGTGTGTAATCTATTGATAAGTTGTTATTATCCATAATTTAATTTTATAATTTTATTTTTTAATCGAAAATACTTTCATCAAACATTATATGACCTTTACTATAATTAGTTACTCTTGTAGAAAAGAAATCAGAATGTTGCTTTCCTGCTGAGAGGTGATCAAACCATTTCATTCTTTCAACAGCAGTTACATCTATATTTGATATGATTGGTTTATATCCTAAATCACCTAATTTAGTATTTACTCTATTTTTAATAAAATGTTCTAGATCATATTTTGAACAACCTTCTAAATCTCCAAGCTCATAAACTTTATTAATAAAATCAATTTCTAGTTTAAGGGAAAGTAAAGCGGCTTCATTAATTGCTGCTTCTAATTCTTTAGTTTTAAGTTTTGGATTTTCTTGAATTAAAGTTCTAAATAACCAACATCCAGCTTCAGAATGAAGAGATTCATCTCGAATAGACCATTCTACTATTTGTCCAACTCCTTTAAGTTTATTACGCATTTTAAAACTCAATAAAATTGCAAAAGAAGAAAATAAATTAACACCTTCTGTAAATGCTGAGAATATAGCTAGTGATTTTGCTACTTCGTGCCAATCTATTTCTCCTTGAAAACTATCTCTTATATTCATTAAATTTTGAATTTTAGCCATTGTAGCTTCATCTTCTAAAAATTCATCAAAATTTTCAAGACCTAAAGTTTCGTTTAATAAAGAATAAGCTTCAGCATGAATTGTTTCAAAGGCACCAAAAGTAGTAGCCATCATAATAATTTCAGGTTTACGAAACCATTTTGTTACTAGACCTGACCAATAATCATTTACAACAGTTTCGGTTTGGGCAAATCCCTTTAAAATAGAACCAATAATATTTTTTTCAGTTTTATTTAAATTAAAATTCCAATCTGTTAAATCCGACATCATTGGTACTTCTGTGTGTAACCAATGAGCTTGTTGTTGTTTAAGCCAATAATCTGCAGCTTCTTGATATTCAAAAGGTTTATATACCAATCGTGGTTTTGTTATATTTTTCATATTTTTAATTAGGTGTTTAATTCGAAAAACTTATTACGTAACTCTTGTTTATCCATATAATCAATAGTATTGAAAACAGGTAGTGCAGTTTGTGGAGAAGTAGCTTCATCATCATCTTCTGCTCTTTCTGAAACTTCAAAATGGCCTGTTGATGTATCTGCTTTAACATTAAAACTCATTCCGTCCATTCCATATCTATTTTTCATAATATGGAATCTTCCGGTTCCATTAACTTTATCTTGACGTTTTCTTGATAAAGATATTGCAACATCAGTGACCATCATTTTATCATATGATCCTGCGGCTTTATCACCTTCAATAATATCATCTTTTGCACCTGCTCTATTTACTTGAGAAACAGACCATACGGGTATATTTAGGTCTCGTGCAAGGGCTTTTGTGCTAATATAAATATCATCTATTTCATCTTTTCGTTCACGATTTGTTTTTCTTGAACGAAGAAGATCTACATAGTCAATAATGACTAAATCGGGTTTAAAATCTTGATCAATACATTTTTTAATATGTGATTCAACTGTAGACATTGATGCCTTACCTGGCGAATATTCTTTAATAATTAACTGGCCTTGTAATTCTGCAATAACCTCTTCAACTTTTGGTCTATGTTTTTTTTCAGTAATTTTATTTACTGGGATGTTTGTAAAGAAGGAGTCATAACGACGTCCTACATAATCTTCTCCTAATTCAAGAGTATAATGTAAAACATTGTATCCCATTTTAACAGCATATCCACCTAGAGCAATTAGGGTCCAAGATTTACCACCTCCAGGATTACCAAAAATTAATCCAAAGTCACCATTACCTAATCCTCCTTGTAATAAGGTATTAAAAGGCTCCCAAGGACAAGGTACTACAACTCTATGGTCTTCTCTATAACGAGATTCAATTTCTTTGTTATATTCGTGCCCTACATTTTTGTCTTGTCCCGATTTTAATGCGTTATCAATTAATGAACGGATTGTATCATAATCCCCCACGTTAAGAAAATTAACGCTGTTTAATAACGCTCTTTTAAGTTGTTGGTTTTTACAAAAATTTGAAAATTCTTCTTCAACATATTTAAGATCTTCATCTGATGCTTTATAAGCTTCACGGAGTTGTTCTTTTATTGATACTTGAAGTATTTCATTATCAATTTTTTTCAACTCTACTTTTAACACATCCATTGAAGGAGTAGTATGGTATTTTTGATAATATTTTAAAATTTCTTTAATAATCCATTGGTGTGCTTGATTATCAAAATAATCTTCACTAATAACATCATGGATATTTAATAAAAATTCCTTATGAGTTAGTAATGAAGATAATACTTTAATTTGAAAATTAATTCCGTATTGGGAAAGATTCGATAGTGTCAAAACTTTTATTTTTTAAATTGTGAATGTAATATAACTTATTTATTAAAACTATTTAGTACTTTAAATGTATCATTGATCCAAAAATCCACATTTTTAATTAAATGACCTAAACCATCATCTTGGTAAAATCGTAAAAAAGCTCCAGTATTCAAAGCTAAATTATCTTCTTCTGCAAATGCTTCTAAAAATTCTTTATCATTGTCATCTAATAAAGGTTTTTTTAAATTCATAATTTTGTAATTTTGTTCTAGTCTGTCACGTTCAAAAGCAATACGAGCATATATTACATGCTCTTTATGTTTTTGTCCCGCAATTTCAAAGATCTCATCTAATGTTAATACCCTTTCAGCTAGTTCTGGAAATTTTTTAAGTAATCCTTTATTTCCTAATCCTTTTACTCCTGGGATTTTATCAGAATTATCCCCAAGCAACATTTTATATAAAATAAAATTATCAGATAATACTCCAAATTTTTCTTTAACTGTATCTTTAGTATAATATTCTTTTTCTATTGGTCTATATACTATAACATTATCGTTAACTAATTGTATAAAGTCTTTATCTGAGGAAACTATAAAACATTTTGAATTATATGTTTTTGGAAGAATATCACTGTAATATGCAATAATATCATCTGCTTCAGCTTTATCAATTGCTACTGTTTTAACAGGTAAACATTTTAAATAATGAGCAATTCGTACAATTTGATTAATTTTAGCATCATCTTCATCTTCTAAATTTTCAAATACTTCCCAATTTGTGATTCGAGTTAGATTACGTCCTGATTTGTACTCGGGGAGTAAGTTTTTTCTATTTGTAGAGGAACCTATTCCATCAAATACTACAAATACAGCAGTAGGTTGAATTTGTTTAATTAAAGATCCTAAGGAACGAAGAAAACCACCTAAACCCCCTACGTGTGTTCCTTGAGAATTGATGATATTCATCATAGCAAAATTTCTAAAAAATAAATTTAAACCATCAATCAAAAGTACTCTATCGTATCTATTTGAGGAGACTGTTTCCTGCTCCTCAACTAAATTGTTCAGGAGTTTAAGTAATTCTTTTTTTTCCATATTAATCTGGTTCTTGGGCAAAGATGTTTACGGGTTCATATTGATCTTGTTCTTCAAAAATATCAAAATCTGTACCCCCAAGTATACTTACCCATTCTGCTGTGTGTGCGTCTTTATAGGATTTAAGTTCTTTGTCTGTGTCATTAATAAATCCATGGGGTGTCATAATAATTTTTCCTCTTGACTGGATACCATTGATGTGATTTTTATCAATTTGAATATTTGTACGTTTAGCAAATTCAACTTGTTTACCATCTTTAATTGCTTTAATTTTAGAGGTACCTGCATTTGAGATATTACCAAATGTTACTACAAAAGTAGCATCAAACCACATTGCAAATCCTCCTTTGTTCATTAATTTTGGTTGACCCATTGGAACTTCTGCTTTTGCCGTCCATACTTTATTAACACATACTAAGGTATTAGTATAAGGAGATGATTCTTTACGAGATAATGTAATTCTTTGATTTACACTATTTCCAAATTGTGTTGACATTGCTCCTGCATTCCATTCATTATTATTTTTATTTGAACGAACTGAGAGATCACAAGGAATTGATCCAATAGAATCCCACAAGAATAATAAATCATAAGGTAAATTACCTTTTTTCTGTTCATCTAATAAATCTAAAACAAATGCAGCTACATCTTCTATAGTGTGTAATACTTCACGATCAACATATATAAAATTACCTTCATAATTTAAAATTTCACCTGTTGATTCATCTACAATTTCATTAACCTGAAGGCCCATTTGTCTAGCATGTTCCCAGTTCCATTTCATTTCAGTTATAATAAATACAGGTAAAACACCTATTTTTTGAGCAGAAACTGCGGCTTCAATCATTGCTGTTGTTTTTCCAGTATCACTATGTCCCCGAAGAAGTACAATGTGACCCATTGGAATTCCAGGTAATGAAGTTACATCCTGGAATGCCGGGCTTAAAGGAATCCACTTTTGATCTTTAAATTTTACATTTGAATTTAGCATTTTCTTTTCTTTGAACTTAGTTAAATCAAATTTAGATCTAAGTTCTGAGGAGAGAGCAGCCGTTAGCGATTCGCTTTTTTTACTTTTTGCCATGTTTGTTTTTTATATTAAAATGGTAGATCGTCTGATTCTTCTTCAAATAATGAATCAAATTTATCTGCTTTGCTTACCTTAACAGCAGATGGTGTTTTAATTGAGTATGCTTTTTCAGGAGATATTAAAGGGGCTTTTTCTTCCTTTTCATCATCAATAATAGCACCTTCTTCATATTCATCTTCCGGAGTTAACCATTCTTGAAGTGCTGATTTCATTTCATCGTATGAATATTTTTTAAATACATCCATAGGATTAGGTTGATTTTCTAACAATGATTCAATTGTTGTTTTATCACCTGCTAATGGAGTTTCTTTAACTTTAGGCATGATGGTTGTTTTATTATAACTTGTACCTGTAACTTCAGGACCTACAGTAGTTAATGTAATATCACGACCAATCATTACATCCGTAAAATCACCAACATCTTCATTATCTGCAAGATTTAAGAAATCCATATATAATTCCTTACCAAATTGCCATAACTTAATTCCCTCTGTTTCTTCACCACGAACAATAACAGGAGCAAAAATACGCATTTTTGGATCTAATTTCTTAGCCAAACGCCAATTTTCCTTATCACTAGTTGTACGTAATTGTTTAGAAAATTCTACAATAGGATCTTTTTCACCCCAATTAATAGGAGATACCATAGTATTTTTTCCAATACCATAATGGAAATACATTTCTGTAAATGGGATAGTTTTGTTGTATTTAGAAGGTACAACACGAATAACTTGTTTACCTACTGAGGGTTTCCAAAAGATAGATTTTTTTTCTCCGCCACCTTTTCCGGATTGTTTTGACTGCATTGCAGACAGTCTGTTTTTCATTTCATTTAAATCCATAACTTAATTAATTTATTATTTATAACGTGAATATACTAACAATTTAACGAGATGCCAAATTATAGTTCAATAATTTTATGAACTTTTGTATTTAATTGTTTAAAAGATCCATCTTGAGTAAGTAAAATACAATTTTGATAATGTTTCCAATCTACTCTAAAGTTAGTATCAACTACTCCATCATTTAATTTTTTAATTAAATCATTTAAAGCATTGATTGTATATAAAGTATTGGTTTCTTTTTTTCTATGCACTAAAATAGTGTTCATAGGAATGTTGCTAACATTTCCTTGATCTACATTATATGTAATAACATATTCATTTGTACTTTTAACAAAAAGAACAAACATTTTATTATACATTATCGTGTATGTGTTTGATATGCTAGAAACCATTTCTTCTAGTATATCTTCTGTAACGAACGTACAAAATAACTTGTTGTTCAAATCTGTATTATTTAGTTGGGTTTCCTCCCAATAAATATTATGATGATTATTCAAAATCGTAGCTTGTTCCATGTTTAATCTTTATTTGTAATTTTTTGCTTTTAAAAATATCTTCTATGTCCTTTAATAAATTTTCACTTTCGTCATAATCTAGTAAAAAACTGTCATAAGTATATAATACTAATTTAGTGTTTTTACCTTTTAGTAATTTATTTAACGCCGTTAATATACAAACATTCATTGATGTTTCCAAATTTTGTAATATATAATTAAACAACTTTTGTGGATTCATGTTTTCTAACTCGCTTTTTTTAAAGCCATATCCTGAAATTGGTACTATAATTTCTCCTATATTATTAAATTCATTCCAGTTGTTATCAATAAATTTCTTTATTTTTTGGAAAAATTCTAGGTGTTCATATTCTTTAAATACGCCTCCATATAGTTGTTTGAATGTAAGTTCTTTAGCTTCTTTATAACTTGTACCATACATATCTGCAAATATTTGATGAACGTCTTGTCCCTCAAAATCAAAAGAAACTAAACGAGCAGCAAGGTTAGGATGATAAGCACTAATATCGTACTCAATAAATTTACCGGTTGGTATAAAACTTTTTCTAGCTCCACTTTCTTTATTTAATGCCGCAAAATTAAGACCATTAAAAGTGTTACTTGGTCTACGTGTAGTTGTAAATAAGTTATAGTTGGTATATATTTTGTTATCCCTAATGGAGTACAAAGGGTTAATTTGGGAGAAATGTTGGTTAAAAACTGTTTCATTTATGTTTATTCCGTTTTTTTCGATTCCAAAAAATGCAATCGTTGATTTATTGTTATAAAAGTCAAAATGTTGAGGTACATCTTGTGTAAAATGTTGTTTTGTTTTATTATAAATATTTTCACAATACTCATAGTGTTTAACTACCGGAATAATTTTATTTATTTTTAGATTTTCCGGATACTTGTTATAAAAATATGTGTGTGCTTGGGTTTGTTCTTGTATATACGGAGGAGTGAGTATGTTTATATCGCGCAAGCTCTTAATTTGGAAGTAGTATAATGCATTTTTCTTATCTCGCACCCATAGACACTCAACTGACGCTAATAACTCATTTACTATTGAATTGTTGATGCTTAAGGTTTCACTATGATCAAGACATATCATAAATCCTTTAGAGGCGGTAACGGGTCTAAAATATACTAAAGAAATATTATTTAAAGCAGGGTGTACTTTATCGTGGTGGGGGATTATCTCTATAAAAGCTTCTTTAAAGTTGCTTTGTTGAAGATAATTTATTTGTTCTTGTGTCTCTATTAACCAAAACATAACCTTAATTTATTTTGATAATATACAAATTAGAATTTAAACTACCAAGTTTAATAGCCTCCTCCTCCACCACCACTACCTCCCCCAAAACTAGGGGTCTGAGTTAGATATATATCACTCCCAGAAACTGAGTTAGATATTTGAGATTTAATTTTTGGGAGTATTGGCTTATTTGTTGGAATTAAAATTTCATGAGCTTCTTTAGTATGAACTTTACCAACCATAGGTATTGTACCCCTATGAATGTGGTAAAATCCTATATAGTTTTGTCCGTTTTTAGTTGTAAATTCATTACCCTCTGTGTATAAATTTGAGGTTTCTGAGGGGATATAGAATTTAGTATAATTATTTTTTAAATAAAATTCTAAACCTTTAAAATCATTTTTTTCAGCTAGTTTAACTAAATTTTTATTTGTTTTATATATGTTTTCTATATTGCCTGAGATTTGCCAAGGAATAGAGGTTACATTATATAATTGCCATAAATATTCACTGTTATTTTCTGATAGGTTTTGGAAGGTTGATTGATTAATTTCAATAAAAATAGGGGCATTAACTTGTTTTGCAAAATACCTACTAAAATATCCTGTTGTATAATCTTGATTTGTAGGTTGTGGATAAAAAGGGGTTGGGATTTTTTGGGAGGTTGGGAAAGTTTCTATGTTTTGTAAATATGTGTCTAAAAATGGTGTTTCTAATGTTGAGGTTTGTAATTGAGTAAAAATTTCGGAGGTTGTGGTAGAATCGGGGGTTGCTGTAAGATCTAGTAATTCATCTGGGTATCTAAGAGATTGGGGATTTATCCCTACATATTTTGTGCCATCAGATAATTTGTAATAAGGGCCAATATATGTAGAAGCATCCGAGGATCTAAGAAATTCTCCATTAGAAAATAAATTGGTTTGTATTTTAGATTTTGGATAATACGGCATTATTGCTATTTATTTATTTTTTCTTTTCTTGAAGTTTCTTACCATAATCAGCAAGAGTAACTGGTGTTCCTACTGGGTAAGGGAATCCGGGTTTAGCTGCTGTTATTGATTTCATACCATTTTTAACAGGAATTGCTTTACGTAGTGGAAATGCTGCTTCATTAAGAGGTCCATAAACTTTAGCTAATATAATACCCGTAGAGGTTGTGTCAAAAATAATCCCGGGCATCGCAAACATATTACTCTCACTTGTATTTGGAGAATCTAAATTAATTACAAATGATCTATTAACAGGGGACATCATTTCCCACTCCTTAGTTAGAGGATTAAATTGAGGAATAGTTGTTGTTGAATCATAATACCAAAATAAAGACCATATAGTATTAGTAGTTCCATCAGGAGTTTGGAAGTTTTTACTTACATTGAACTTTCCGTATGTTTCACTAACACCCTTCATTGCTAAGTTAGAAATTGAGGGACCAGATAGTACAGGACATATTGCACATCCTTCATCAAACACAACTCCTTGCACTACAATCTTTTTCCCTGTAGGGATCGCTCCTGAGGCGCCACAAAAAGCAAAAGATCCTTTATGTATCTTAACAATTTTATTAGATTTAATATCTTCTAATGTTTCAGTTTTTGTTCCTGTGTTACAACTAAATAACATAGTAGCTGTGGCTATACTTAATAATAATTTTTTCATGATTTTTTTTTAAATTGTTTTTTTTAAATTGTTTTTTTATTTTATTTTATTGTTTATCTTTATTATAAAGTTTTCTTCTATTTGAACCTACTGTTAAACTTTCAATTTTAGTTTCCCATTTATTATCTTTAATAGAGTGAGATATTCCTTTTATTAAAAAATCAATAACTCCCCCTTGATCTCCTGTTCTATAACTATAAGGTAGTACTTTTTCGGTGATTGAGAAGCGTTCATAGTTTCTCATCCCCGAAAGTCCTTTCATATTTACTGTAAGATTAAAGGGAATAAAAAATGGAGCAGGCATATTATCCGCTAAAGCATCCTGGCCTGTTAAGTATAAGGCAATGTCTCTATTTGAGGAACGAGTATTTTCAACTGTTTCTCTATTATAATTTTTGGAAGCATATAAATCGGTTACAAATTTGCTTACAACCTCAATATTTCCATTAAATATTCTTAAGGGGTCTAATTCACCAACACCAGGAGCACCTTCAATACTATCTCTATCTAATTTGAAAGTAATTAATCTATCAGTTAATCCCGTGTTCATTTTAGATAGACCTGTAGCATTTTCACCAATAATATTACCATTAGCTTGAGCAGAAATTGTAGCCATTGCTGCCATATTTGGAGGTAATTGAACTTGAAAATCCACATTAGTTATAAAACTACCTTGAGGATGTTTATCTGTCCCAATACCATATACTTGAAATACACCCATTTTGTTTTTTACCTTAGATATTTTATCTTCTGCGGATTTTAATAAATCATCAAGATTCTCTAAACTGCTACCTTCAATAATTTTTAATTTATTTGAATCAGAATCAAAAATAGGTTCTAATTTATTTACATTACCTAAAGAATCATTTATGTTATTGCATAAGGAGGAGAGGAATTTTAATAAATTAGTTTTACCGTTTACATCTGTGTTTGAATCTAAAACACCTGCTGTGTGGTCTATATTAACAAATAAATTCATTAATTTTCCAGCAAAATCATTTTTATCAACAAAATATGCTTTTAATTCTGGGAGGACATTCCATTTAGTTGTAGATGATGAATAGCTACTAGGTATAATACAAATTGCAGGGTCTGTAGAAAATTGGGTGGGGAAACGTAAACAAAAATTAGATTCTATATCGTAATCTATTTCAAAAATAGGATTATCAGATAATTTTGCTAAATCAGAGTTTGGATTTGGTTGGGGTGGTTTAGTTGTATCATATATTAAAAGATTCTTTTCAATCCATTCTAATAAATATCCTAATCTAACATAATAAAAATTCAGAACTAATTTATTGGCTGAATTAGATTCGGAAGTAGCTGATAAAGTTAATTTATATAGATTTTTTTTATCTAGTGTAGATTTTTCTGCATCTTGTCTCCATTTAAATAATTGAACATTCATTGATGTTTTATCTTTATTTTCAACAGAGGTGATAGGGGATAATTTTTTTGTTTCTATTTGCTTTTTAAGAGCATTCTCTTGCTCTTGAATCTTCTTCAATTCATTAGAAATTTGTTGAACCTTCGCATTGTTTGCGGCGGTTGCTTGTGCAACTGCCCCATAATCAGCATCTGAGATTGAGTTAATTAATCGTTTAATCTCTTCTATATTATTTTTAGCACCATCCATTGTGGCATTTGCATCAACCCTTCTTGTTGCAAAGTCCGGTACAAAACCTCTGATTCCTCCTTGTTGCTCTAATAAAGCTTGAACGGATTCTAATGTTTGAATATTTGCGGATTTTTGTTGGGTTACAGTAACAACAGTTTGTTTTACAGCGGAAACATATTGACTAACTAATGCTTTTTGATTTGCTGATAAAGCATAATTAATTGTGATAAGGTTATTTACATTATTTACCCAATATCCTTTTTGTGTGTTTATTGCTTTTTGTACACTTGCTATTTTTTCGTTAAACTTAACTAATGCTGTTTGACCATCCGGGGTTGATTCATTTTTCTTTTCCTCTAACTTTTCCTTCTTTTTCCCAAGAGCATCTAGATTTTGTTGGTCCGTAGGAGCTACAGGGCCCGTACTTTTAGCAATGTTAGATTTATTAATTTTTAAAGATTCAATTATATCTCCTAAACCAATTAAATTTAAATCAATATCATAAGTACCATCATCATTGAATTTCCAGGTAAAATTAGTTACTTTACCTAACATAGCATCATAGTTATAATTTTCGTCTTTTCTTTGTTTAGAAATACTTGCTATTATATCTTGTTGGCTTTTCCCGACTGTAAAAAAGTTACGGAAGGGCTCTGTAACAAATTCGGTTCTTGTATTAATTGGGTTTGGATTTTTTTCAAGGTCTATATTATTATTTAACCAAATATTGTGACCCCATTCTAAAAGCATGGTATATCCAATCCTAAAATATAATAGATCAAAAATTTGAAGTTGTTGAAGTGAAGAAACTTTAATTTTTACGGTGGCTTTTTGGAGGGCTCCTCTATTATAAAAACTTATCTCTGCGGATTCCATGTTTGGCATAGGGGAAAATCCTTTATCTATACCTCCCCATCCGTAAGCAGCAATTGTACTTACATAATCAAAAACTTTTCCTCCATTATCTACAATTCCAAATTTTCGTTTAGGATTTAATGTATCATCAATTCCAACAGTTCCTCCAAATAAAACACAAGATTTTGCAAGCAAATCTCCTTGGAGAGTTTCACTAAGAGATCTTTCTTTTAATCTATCTGGTTCTACATTAACAGAGGATGCTAATCTTAAAAAAGAAGTAGTATTGTTACCATAAATAAGATTAGAATCTGTTTTATATCGTGCTCCTAAAAAAGTTTGTCTAGCTTCAATTTGATCAATAACTCCATCATCAAATACATTTCCCGTAAGGTTTCCCATATTTATATTCTATTTAATGTATTAAAAAGTGTTTGAGCAGTAGAAACATTATAAGGAATTCTTATTTCAGTTCCACCGGGAATAAATAAAGAATTTTGAGGGATAATATCTGGGTTACCCGATGCAATGATCCACCAAAGATTAACATCACCATAAAATTGTTGAGCTAGTAAGTCTAGTCTATCCCCTTCCGTAGTAATGGCATAAGTATCGTTTACATCTTTAGGTAATTCTGGGTATCTAGTACTTCTTTGTATTGGGAATGTTTTATTACCTTTAGCCTCCGAAAATGGTATTAAAGGAACATTTATATATCTACTACTCATTTTTATTTAATTTATTACGCAGGGTCAGATGCTGAAACTCCTTTTCTTAAGGTATTTTTATAACCACCCGCACTATTAGCCGTTGGTCCTCTTCCAAATGTAATAAAGGGAGAATTTACATCATTACCCGTACTATTTTCTAAATTAAGAAATTTATTACTTACTGTTTGAGGAATAAAGTTATGAATAGGTGTAAATTTAATACCTTTAATTTGAATTAATTTAGGCATAATATACGCACCTGGTTCTTTATTTCCAAGTTCATCTCTAGCTATATCCCATCCTGCCTCTGGATCTATTTCGTAACTTACTCCTTTTATTATTCCTGGGAGATCTTTTATGTAGTCTCCTATGGTAATTTTAACTAGATTACCTCTCATAAATCCTCCCTCAGTATAATCCGGAGCCATCATTGATGCTAAATAATTTAATTTACTATAAACGGAAGATTGTTCTGCTCGGGATAATACAGGAACTGAGAATCCAAAGGATATATCTCGAGAAAAACCATGATAAGAGAAAAATTTTTCTCCTCTACCCATATATTTGTTTTCCGACCAATCAGCTCCATAATCATCTGTAAGTCCTGTTACGTAAGCTCTAAAATGAATATATGTATTATTTCCTGAGCCATCATTATTAATTTTTTGGATGTAAAAAGGAACAGTATCATTTAAATACTCTCCTTTAACTGACTGAGCCATATACATAGGACTTGTAGTTATAGTATCTACATTTGATCCAGCTTTTTGGGCTATTTTTCTAGTTTTATTATTTGGATATGATGCTAGTTCTCCATAAAGAGCTTCGCGAGTTAAACTTGGATTTAGTCCAAAATTTAAAATATTTGGTACACGAACTCCTGTACCAGATGTTGTTACATTTGCTATATATGAAAGAGGGTTTATTGTTTTATATTTTAAAATATCTGTACCATATACTTCAATATTTTGTTTAAGAAGTAATGTTTGTTCTTTTAAAATAAATTGTCTACCTGCTGGGGAGTCTAAAAATTTTTCTATCCTTTTAATGTCTTCATTTCTTGCTCTCTCTGATACTCCTGTTCCTCTATATAAACTATCAATAGATGTTTGAGGTGTTCGTTGAGAATCTAATGCGGGAAGTGGTGTTATTATTAAAGGTTCAGTAGTAGCTCCATTCCCCATAATTCCATCATTATTTGGAGTACCAGCAGTTAATGGAATATCTCGAGGACTATAAGCATATCCTTTACCTCTATAAAGCATGTACGGGTCCCCGTTAGCATAAAACTTAAAGGAAGTAGGATCTGTAAGCATTGTAACTAAACCCATAATTTTTTAATTAATTAGTTAAATAATTGATTAAGTTGGTAGGTTATCAATATACTGTGGGGGTGTAACTCCTCCATTTGCATCTAAAGAAGAAGAAATTGCAAAGGTTGCTTTTAATTTTGAAAATTGAAGATTTGGTGGTGGGGGTGCAACTCCTCCATTTGCATCTAAAGAAGAAGAAATTGCAAAGGTTGCTTTTAATTTTGAAAATTGAAGATTAGGAGATGTTGTTGGAGCAGTAAATGCTTTAGTAGTTCCGCCTGCAGCTAATAAGTCTGAAAGGGATGTTGGTTGTTGTGGCATGATGTTTAGTTTTATTTATAAATATTAAAAAGTTTAATTTATTGTTGTCTATAATTAGCTAAAGCTAATGTAACTCCTACTTTATTACCATCAATCATTACATTTCCTTCTTTACTAAGAATCTGTTGTAATAAAGCTGATACTTTTTGAAGTTCCATAATCATTATTGATTCACCTCCAGCACTGCTGGTTTGAGTTGAGGTTGATTGCGTACTATCTTTACCAAATAAATCAGTACCCGCAACAATTGTATCTTTATCATTAAATTTAATTGATCCTTCAGGACCAAATAATGTTCGTCCTCCTTTTCCGGATGATGGTTCGATCACACCATCATTCATGTATTTATAAGATAATGCAGTAATAGTTGCCCCCGCGGCTATACCTAAACCAACTCCAACAACGGGAATTGCTGCTAGTGAACTAAATGCTCTCATAACAGCTAAACCAACTGCTTTAATAAAATCTTTCGCAGCAAATGCTGCGCTTTTTACCATTTGAGCATATGCTTTAAGATTTTCTTTACCTAAAAGTTTTTCAACAGCTAATTTACCTTTAGTTATTTTTAAACCTGCTTTTTCCATAAGTTGTTTACCTTTTTGGATACCTACCTGGATTTTTTCTAATTTAACCATTGCTTTTTTATATAAGTTAATAGCCATCATAGTTCCTTTTATTGCTATTAATCCTATTCCAACGGCTCCTACTAATTTTTCCATTTTAGTAAATTCACCATTTCCAGTTGCTAACTTATTAAGTAAACTACCAACAGAACCTACTATCTCCATAATTAAATCTCTAATATAAAAGATAACTGGTTTTATTTTTTCCCATATTACTAATATTACCGGAACTAAATTCATTGCTAAGTCTCCTAACATTTCAAATATTGGTGTTAAAAATTCTTTTACACCTGCAAAAGCACCTTTAATACCTTCCGTCATCATTTTAACATTCTTGGAATCTGTTAACCAATTTTTTACTCCTTCAAATAAAGGCCATACTATGTTCCATATTTCTTGGAATAGAACTACCATTACAGGCATAAGAGCTATTGCTATTTGTCTCATAGCATTTTGAAACTGTAAAAACATTGCACCTATAGGACCCATAGATGCTTTTCTTGCATCCTCAGCATTTGCTATTTGTTCAGCAAGTGAGGCTTGAGATGTCATAGCTGCTACACCTGCGTTTTGTCCAGCAACAAGGTTAGTATTAGATGCTTCTACTTTTTGTTGGTTAGCTAACATATCTCCTAATTGTTCTCCATTCATCCCCATTGCTTTACCTAAAGCCTCTTGTTGAATACGATTCATTTTACTATAGTCAGCAGCAGTAATACCTTGGTCAGCTAAGGCCGCCATCAACGCAACATTATCTCCAGATAAAGCTGCTTCTCTTGCTTTTTCAAGATTTAAATCTTTACCAATTAATAATTCTGCTTCCATTTCAGCAGCAATTGAATCTTCAATATTTAATAAAGCATTAGCAATACTTTCAATTTGCTCCATTTCCAAACCTAATTTTTTAGCTTGAACAACGGCACCCGTTATTGCTTTTCCTGATCCTCCCATGCTTAAGGCTACACGACTGGAGACTTTAGCGACTCCTTCCATAACAGCTCTCATACTTACGTTTACTTTTAAACTTTTAATAGAATGAGATGCTGCTCTTGCAATTTCTTCTGCTACGGTTCCTGCGGCTTTACCACTTAATTTTGATAAACCATATATTTTAGATAAAGTTTCAGCACTTACATTTCCATGAACATTTAATTTCATAAATGTTTTTAAAGTACTTGCTCCTAACATTTCTGAACCAGCTAATTGGCTATATATTGCTCCGGCTGCTGCTGTTGCTTGTTCATGGGTCATACCCATAGCACCACCTATTGCTCTTGCTTGTCCTGCTAGTTTAGCTCCTGTTGCAGCACCTACCCCCATTTCACGAGTCATATTAGCTGTTTCTTGGCTAATTTCTTTCATGTATTCTAGAGCTTCGGCACCCATTTGTTTAAATTTCTGGAATAGGAAGGAGCCAGCACTAATAGCCATTGAAATTAAAGCCATTGGGCCTAAAGCTGTCTTTAAAGCTGTACCAAAAGTAAATGCAGCTACTCTCATTTTACCAAACATACCTAATGATTTTTTACCTCCATCAGTTAATCTATATGTTAATTCATCTGCTGCTTGTTTTGCTTTATCTAATCCTAATCTATTACTTAAATTACCAAATCCTAATTTATTTAAAACCTTTGAAGTTCCACCTACCGCAGAGGTAAATAAGGATTGGGATGATACTAAATTTTCTTGACGTCTTAATTGTTCTTTTAAATGAACATTATTGCCTTCTAATGCTTTTCCTGCTTCTTCTAATAGTACTAATTGTTGAGCTTCAGGTGTTAAATTTTCGTAAGCAAGTTTAAGTTGTTCTTCTTTTTTAAGTACTGTTTTTTGGGTTTGAGCATAAGCAACCTCATCAATTTTTACTCCTTGCTTTTTTTGGCTATCCATTTTAGCTAATTTAGCTTGTTGATCTGAAAGACTTTGTTTTTTTATACCAAGCAATTTCATCTCATCTTTTAAACCATCTCCACCCTTTTTTATTAAAGCATTGGTTTGTTTTGTTATATCGTTTTGAAGTTGTTGATTTCTTGATATATCTTTTTGAACTTCTTTTACAGAATCATATTCGGATTTATATGCTTTAGTAGCTGCTGTAACTGCTTTAATATTATCTAATGATAATTTATCTAATGTACCTTTTTCTCTGTAAATCTTAATAAGATCAACCATCTTATCTTGAAGAGCTGTAACTAAATTTAGTTGGTCTCCTAAGGCTTTGTTAGCTTCTTCAGCATTTTGAGCTTTAATTTCTTCTAGTTTCTTAGCCATTTTACATTGAATATATGTTATAAATATTAAAAGGTATTAAAATATAATACCTTTTTTTTTATTTTATTAAAATTTACTTCTATCTGGGTTTACCCAATCTAAAGTGGTTTTTCCGGGGTTGTTATTTCCTGAAGTATTATTTTTATTTTTTTCTTCTTGGTCTATTGAATCTTGAGTCCATTTAAATGTAATGCGTCTTAACCAAATAGGCATATTATAGAGGGTATCATAATCATATCCTCGACCATAAAAAATAATTTCGTGAATTTGTTTAAATAAATTAAATCTATACTCTTGAGTCAGGCCAAAAAAACTGTACCTGCATAGGTACGGTGACCTCCTCTTCACCATTTGCTCCTTCATGAATAAAGGTCATTTTAATATCTGGTTGGGTTGCTTTTAAGTAAGATCTAAAAGCTGAAGCATCACGTGCTAAAAAATAATTATCAACAAAGTCTCTAATAGTTTTAGGATCATCATCTCCATCTACTGAAAGGATTTGGATTTTTAAACGAGACGTAAGATCAGTAGATGCATTTTTATTAATTCTTTTAAGACCTTTACTTTCAGCCTCAATTGCTTTTTCATCTCTTGATGTTAAATATTTAAACGTAAGTTTATTTTTTCCTATGGGTGTTTCAAATTCAAATTCATTAACGCCTTTAGTTACTTTTGTTTCATCTAAATAAATAGTAGGAAGTTCGTTAAGATCTAATAGTATTTCTTCTCCTTCATATGTAAAAGGATAATCTTTACCATAACCTAAAATACGAGAAGCAACCATAATAGCATTTTTATCTCCAATTAATAGATCATCCCAATCAAATTTAGTTATTACAAGAGATTGCAGTAATTTATCAATTACTATTCCTTGTTTAATATAATTTAGATTAGTAAGAATATCTTCTTCTTTAGCTGTCATATATTTTATTTCGACAGTACCTTTTGATAAGGGATGTTTTTCAGGGTAAAGTAAACCTTTTGAAGGTAATTCTACGTGTTCCGTAGGGAATTTTTGTTTTTTTTCTTCCATAATTTTTATTTAATATAACTTTATTATCATATATAAATATATGGAAATAAAGGAAGCTCGCATTTTTTGCGAGCTTTCTTTAAAATAATTTTAAAATGATAAATTAGAAATTCAACACACAATAATCTGGTTGAACTGTCATTGTTAGGTTTATAGCTGTATCCGCTGTATCCCAATTGTATTCACCAAAGGCTGCACTTGTAATAAAACATCCTTTTAAAATCCATTCAGAAACAATATCTCCTACAGGACCTAATACATTTATTGTTAAATCTTTTTTATACATATCTAAATAACCATCACGTCCTGTTACAGATTCATGGTGTAATCGTACCCACTCCATTATTGCTTGAGCTCCCGAAGGAGTTATTGGGTCATAAAGAGTAAATGTAATTGGATCCCATTTTGTCATACCCTTAAGGTAACGTTGAACGTTCATATGGTTTAAGGTAACTGTTCCTGAGTTAAGAGTAACTGCACTTACACCTTTAATTTCATATGATGGAATTCCACCAATTAGCACGATAAACCTATTTGCTTGTTTTGGTTCAAATGCATTGAAAAATATTTCGCTTGAATCTAATATGGCCATTTTGTTATTTTATTTAGTTTTATTATAAATATTAAATATTTTATTTTTTTATCCAGGGAATATAGCACCTGTTGGTAAAATATTAAAGTCTAGATAGATGAATTCTGCTGTTTTTGTTGGTTGGATATAAATCTGACCTACCATTTGATTTCTATCGATTACATCCGCTGTATTGTTGCTATCATCCATGATTACTTTAAAAGCATACAAACCTTGTTTTTGTTGTACTGTTTCTAAATATGGATTTACTGCAGCTAAAAAACCATTTCTTGTAGCTATTGAATTTTGTTCAAATACTAAGTTTTGAGCTACTTGAGAAATATAAGATTTAAGTGCAATTAATAAACGACGAACATTTACACGATCAAGAGCAGATGCTTTTGTTTGTAATGTTTTTTGGCCATATACTACAACTCCATTTCCAGGGAATGTAGCTATTGGGTTTACTTTATTTTCATATAAATTATCACGATCTGTTTGAGATAATTTCTTTTCAGCTCTAACTGCTGTGCTTAATCCACCTCTAGTAATACCGGCAGGGGCAAACCAAGGTTCTGAAATACTATCATTGAAAGCATAAGCTCCTGCTACTAATGATGACGCTGGTAGCCAAACTAACTGTGCTGAATCTGGATCAATTGTTTGAACCCAAGGCCAATAAGAGGCAGCATATGAAGTGTTTTTAGAACTTGCTTGGGCAACAGCTTGTGATATAGTAGATCCAAAAGGTACTAAATCAACTATATAAATATTATCTCCTCTAAGTTGAGTATTATTTATTGCTGTTGTTATTTGTGAAGCACCTAAATTAGCTGTTGACGCAAATAATCCAGGAGTTAATAATACATTAAATCTATAATCATCAGCATTACCTAATAATCTAATCATATTAGTATAACCACTTGCGGATATACCTTGTGGGGCTGTAGTTGCAGAAGTAATTGAGTCATAATAATTTGCTTGACCTATAAATAAAGTCCCTGTAGCATTTTTAAAAGATCCTTCTGAGTTTACTGGGATTGAACTTGTATATTGAGGTTTTGCAATACCATTATTATCAAAGAAAAATGGTGTTGGAGTTGATACACTAGATACATAAACGTATCTTGAATTAACCGGATAATCTCCAAGTACCTCAATTTGATTATCTTGACTACTATATTGTTTTCTTTGGTTACCAATTACTTTAGATACATAATTTACTGAAGTTGGATCCATTGATAAATTAGTCCAAGTTTCTAACACAATTGGTGTATTAGAATTATCATCACCTCTTCTAATTAGTAAAGTAAAAGTTCCTGAGGAGGTATTATTGTTTTGAATTTGATATCTAATATTATCTTCTGAGCCTGAAAGTAATGAGCCACTAGCATCTAATGAACTAGAGCTATTCATAATAACACCCTCAGATATTGTTTTTAAAGTGAAAGCTGGTGTATTTGTACCTCCTGTAAATAAAGTAGTAGTACTTCCGGAAATATAATACAAGCTATTACCTGAAATTCCTCCTGTTACAGCAAATAGGTTAAGGACGGCTGTTGTGTTACTTGAGGTAATATTTGACCAAGAAGAAGTATAAGCAGTTACTGATGAACTTACATTAATTGCGGGAAATGTACCTGCGGCAAATGTAGTTGCTGTTGTAAAGGATGAAGCATTAATATTAACTTGAGTTGCTGTGTTTGCTTGCGCAGAACCTGTGTAATTTATAGTAATACCATTTAAATCAAATGAACTAGAACCAACAGCTGCATAACTAGCTGAAAGGGTAGTTACATTTAATGTTGCTGAAGCAGTTGCAGATGCTACACCACTAGCTATACCTAGAGTTCCACTAACATTATCATTACTTGAAACTGCAGGTAAAAAACTACCAGTTACTACTCTTGTTACTAATAATGTTTCACCACCATTGTTAAAATAATTAAAAGCAGTTACTGAAGTAAAATAAGTATAAACTTGGCTAGCACTTAAAAAAGTAGTACCAAATCTATTTTGATAGTCACTATAAGAACGAACAATTGTTGGGACATTTACAGGACCTTTTACTGTTGGTCCTACAATAGCGGCACCAACCACAATAGGTTGAGATGATACAAAAGAACCATCATTTTCTGATGCTTGTATTCCGGGAGATATTAATGTTGGCATGTTAGTAGTATTTTATTTTATTTGATTATAAATATATTAAGAATTTTCAAAATTAGATTTTTTAAATATACCTGTGTCGGGATCTATTATTCCATCTCCATATTTTTTATGTAATAAAATACCCATTTTTTCACAACTAGTATTTATTATTTTTGATTGAAATTGAAGATATTGTTTTTTTGATTGATATTCTATTTCTAATTCTTTAAAATTTAAAGATAAACTATTTTTTTTAATATCTAATTCTTTTAAAACTGATAACTCCTCAGGTGTTAGAACTATTTGATCCATGTTAATAAATATTAAGAACTTTATTAAGATTTAGTAGGAGTTAATAAATTCATTAACCTATAAATTTTTAATTTATAACATTATCGGTATATACGGGTTGTTAACAACATACAACAATATCTTATACTGCTCTACCTAATGTTGTTTGAAATGCTTGTACTGCAGTGTATAAATTAGATGATTCAATTGAAGTTAATCCATCACCCATAGCCCAAAATGCGTAATTTTTAATGGTTGCTAAGGGAGATATACCCACACAAGGGTCATTTAGACCGGTAATTACAACAGTACTTAATGGTCGTGAACCAGGGGAAATTGCTGTAAGTCCCGCATCCATCTCTATTCCATTTCTATACGCAACATAAGTTTGTGAGTTTGTTCTTGATATAGTGTATAAACCATTACCATTCTTATTTGTATAAGTTCGGGAGATATATCCTCCATAAACATCATAAAATTGGAGTTGCTGGGAAGTACGTATAAATAAATTATGTATAGCCGCAATATACCCATATTCATCACATGATGTCATATCAAGAGTATGGAAATCGTTTGAATCACCTTGAGTTCTTGAATATATTGAATATTGATAATTTGTGTCTGAATTGAAACCTTTATATGGTGAAAATCCAGTATCTCCATAACATTGCCCATTTGAGGTAATTCCATTTTGGTTAAAAGTCCAACCTGGACTGAAATCTATTTTGAAAATATATGGGTCTTTCAAGTTATAACTACAAGTATCAGAACTCCCACCAACAAATGGATAAATTACTGAGTATTTAGACCAAATATTATATGATTTTAAATCAAGAACTAATGTGTTAATTGCAGTTTGTTCGGTTGGATTTGTTATGTCTGCTGCGGTAATAAATGCTTGTGCGTCTGGATCAACTGGGGGAATGGGAGGAATTGATTCTACTTTAGGTATCTGTATAAAGGCAAATGGAGTAAACATATTAAACTAAGTTTCTTATAGAACTTACATAAACTGTTGAAGCATTAAATGTAATCATTGTAATAATATCAACAGCATTTGCTACCGCAGATCCTGTATATAAAGAACCTGATGATTGTTTTACTATTAATGGAAAACTTACTGTTCCTGTACCTGCTGAACCTTGTGTTACACGAATATTTACTGTTTGTCCCGGGTTTATGTTTGTTGGATCAATATTAGTATTTGCTCCATTTACTAGTGTTAAAGTAAAGAAGTTATTTGTTGACATATCAAGGGATGCAGTAGTTGAGGCAATTGAAAGTGCAGTTACTTGTCCTCTTAAAGATCCGGAAACTTGTGAATTACCTTGTATGATAAGTGAGCCTGTAATTTGAGCCGATCCTGTAATTTGAGCCGATCCTGTAATTTGAGCCGATCCTGTAATTTGTACTTGTGAACCAGATGCAAATATAAGATTTGATCTTGCAGCATCTGAGGTACCATTACCTACTATGAAAGCACTTTGTGCTGAGGAGGAGCGGTTGTATTGGCCTTGTACGTGTTGGTATAGTCCTAATGCTACTGTGTTAAAGCCTTCTGCGTGTGAGTAGTCTTGAGAGGCCGTTGTAGCATAACCTTCTGCGTGTGAATAATATCCACTTGCAGATGTATTTCTTCCTTCTGCGTGTGAATAGTCTCCTACTGAATTTGTATCTCGACCTTCTGCATGAGAATATTGTCCTAATGCTATTGTATCTCGTCCTTCTGCGTGTGAATAGGATCCAGATGCTATTGTACTAAGACCTTCGGCGTGTGACCAATCTCCTTTTGATATTGCCGCATAACCTTCTGCGTGTGAATAGGATCCAGATGACTTTGTGCCATAACCTTCTGCGTGTGAATAATAGCCTGGTGCTTGTGCACTATGACCTTCGGCGTGTGAATAGTTGCCTGCTGCAAGTGAATTAAGACCTTCTGCGTGTGAATATTGTCCTGATGATGTTGTTTGATTACCTTCTGCGTGTGAATATTGTCCTTGTGCTTTTGTACTTTCTCCTTCTGCGTGTGAATAATCTCCGGAAGCCGTTACTCTAAGTCCTTGAACATGAGCAAATAATCCAGATGCTAAAGATGAAGATGCTTGGTTGAATGATCCAGTTATAATTGCATTACCGTTTACATCTAATTTTGCTGAAGGGGTTGTTGTTCCTATACCTACGTTACTTGATGTTTGGTAAAGTATACTGCTTGATAAAGTAGTTGATGTATCCCAAATCGCAATATAATTTGGGGTACCACCTTGTAAAGAGGTACCGTTTTGAGATTGGTATGCACCTATTGGAACTTGATCTAAAAATCTTGCTTGAGCCATTAGTTAATAATTATCTTATATAAATATGATAAAATATTATATTATTCTATATAAGAAACAGGGTTATTAGGATTATTAAAATTAACTTTATTTTTTCTTTCTAAAGATTTTAAAGTTTCTGGGGTTGTTATAGATCCATCACCTGTATCTTGACCATTATATAAGGAATCAAGTGAAGAAGCTTCTAGTGAAAATATAAGTTTTGTTTTATCTGAGAATTTTTTAAGAGAATTTATATCTTTTTGTAGAATCTCCGGAACAATATATCCATTTAATTTTATATTAAAAGTACTTCGAACAATGCGTTCATCATTGTCTACTAATTCTGTTTGAAAAACGAATGAATCAATCATTGCTTTAAATTTAAAGCGTTCCGGGTCTCCCCAATAAGCATCAGATGCGTATCCTATTGATTCTATTATTTTATTTAGCTGTTCTACGTAATATGTAAATACAAGGCATGTGTATTCTATAGTAACATAATCCGGGATTACAGTAGCATAATATTGTTTTTCTGGGATTCTATTATTTAATACTTTAAAATTATCGTATGAATTTCTAGGGTCATATGTTTTCTGAGATATACTATAGTTGTGAGGATTATTAGCATCTAATTTATTTCCTATACTTCTGTTTTTAGTAATGGAATCACGTTTAAACATAATTAAAGGAGCCATTATTTTTCCTTTTTGATCTCTATAATACCCATCTTTTTGAAATGATTTCCATTTTTCTTGAGAACCATAAACAACAGGTACAGGTAAACGTTCTCCGTTTTGATAAACGGAAGGTTTAATTACATTTTCAAAATAATAAAACACAGCTTCATCAATATCTTTGATACCAATACTAAAAGGTTTTGTAGTATCATTTTTAAATGATGTTTGTAATGCGCGATTAACACCAGAGGCATTTGGGTCGGCATAATTTGGATTACCCGCGGGTACATACGTTGAAATATGCTGTTCAACGCTTATTTCTCGTTGTGTCTTAGGGGTTGGTTTATTTAATCTGTTAGTAGCCATTACATTCTAGATAAAATTATATTTACTCGATCTGATGGTACATAATGACAATCACATCTTACTTCTACGCTCCATCCAAATTCTTCTAATCCTGGGTTTAATGGGTTATTTCCAGCACTATCATAATATGGAAATTCTGGGTTTTTGCCTGTTGTTAATTGGGTTGTATTTGTGTTATCTACTTCCCAATAACCATTTTGGTATTGGATAATATCTCCTACTTCAGGGTGAATTTCAGCACCATATGTAATATTTGGAGTTTGTTGAAATGTTCCAAATCCTTGTCCTTGGTTTGCAGGATTAAGTTTACTTAATAAATCATCACGTAAAAATCTAATAACTAAGGGCCAATTAAAATCTACTCCTAAATCACTTACAGGAGAGGATTCAGAAGAACCTGCTACCTCTACTAAAGCAAATAACATTACGGGATCTGCAAATGTTCTTCCTTCAGAAGATTCACCATACATATTTGTTTTAGTTTCACCTATTTTATATTTATAGTAAATAACTTCTTGAGATATAATATTTCCCATCAACTCTCGGTTGACTCTTCGGAACATACTTACATCTCTTGATCCACCGTATAATGCCATTTTATCCTATAAAAATTGTCATGGGGACTTGGTTAATTTCAGTAACACGAGCTACAGATTCTGCTGCTCTTCTTTCAAGTAATGATTGACGAGAAGTTTGATCAAAATATTCTCTTAATCGTGTAATTAATGCTTCTTTTTCAGTTGCTGCCGCTGATACTAACTCATTGCCATTTAAAGTTACTTCAGCTCCTGGGATTGGGATTGAAGAATATTTATTTCTAACTAGTCCTAATACTTCTTTTGCTTTAGCTAAGGTATATTCAAAAACCCAAGATCTACCAATAGAATTAATTTTAGAATATGTTGGGTTTGCATAAGGAACATTTGATGTATTTGAAATTTTATTAGTTCCATCAGAAAAAGATGAATTTATTCTATCTTGGATTTTAATAAAGTCAAATATTAAATAATGTCCATATCCTAAACCTCCACCATCATCTTCTCCAAATGAAAAATCTCCAGTTCCCGGGATTGGGAATACTGTAATTATATTGTTTACAATGTTAAATGAATAATTTGAAAGTGTTACTGTGTTTTGCATTTCAATTGCTTGAATATTTTGTATAGTAAAACTTGTAGGCATCATCAAATAATTTGAATAACCAGCACCACCATACAAACCAGCAGGAAGAACACCTCCTAAACCACCTTGTCCAGCCATTAAAGTAGGAGAAAATAATTGATTAATTGCGGGTGGTGGTTGATAAAATACATTTTTTATTTCTATACCACCTTCAATACCATTATCTAAAGCCCATTGTGCTAAATCGTAATCTTGTATTCCATATTGGAGGGGTAATTGTCCTTTAAACCAAGTTACATTACCTCCAGTTCCTGCTTCTTCACCATATTGTTGAGATAATCTAACAATAGTAGAAAATGTAGGTGTTATTATATCATTATTAACATCGGTTGATGTTGAAGCTCCTTCTAAGGATAAATAATTATCTCGAGTTTGAAAAGCATATAATTCATTTCCATAAATAGTTACTGCTTCTTCAAACCCAGACCAAAAATTAATATCTTGTAATTCTACATTTTCAATAGGATATCCTAAACGTAATGCACAAAAGTTAGCAACTTTATTAGCATCAGTTTGGAACTGACTATCAGTATCATAAAATCCAAAGGGAGTTGGTGGTGGCCATACACTAGGTGTGCCATAATAAGATGCTGATACTTGAGCAAATGAAGATGAACCAGGCCAAATAGGAATGTTTGCCATATTTTTTTATTAAGTTGTTACAATGTAATACTCTATACTTGCTGCACTACTTGAAGGTTGTACTTTAACTGATTTAATATCATTAAAAGTTAACCCACTTGTACTACCAGTTATTTTACTAGTAGAAATCATATATGAGCTTCCAGTAGCAATTAGATAACTCATAGCTTCTGTAGAAGAAGATACAATTAATTTAACAGGGGTAACTGTTGAATTATTAGTTACTCTAACGTATTGGATACTACTTGTTACAAAAGTACCAGCACCCGGAATTGAATCCATGGAAAATAATGTTGTAACAGATCCTGTAGGTACACTTAAAATTCTATTATCAACATAATTAACATTGTTAATTGTTTGAGTTACCGAAGATCCTACGTTATCCCCATTCAGGGTTAATATCTCAAATATTTGTGAGGTGAAAGTTGCCATGCTTTTTATTAATAAATATTAAAAAGCTATGGCTCATTCCTATTTTTTTAACTTTCCGTTTGTTCCTAATGAATTTGTTGTAATCCCATTTTCATTTGCTTCTTCATATAGTGTAATTAAATCATCTACAATTGGATCTCTATGGTTTTTAATTAAAGTAATAGAACACATATTTTTAATTTTACGCCCGGCTGTGTATAAAAATCTAAATCCGGAATCCCGTCTTGATTTTAAATCTACTTGGTAATCATCCCCACATACTATCATTTTTGAACGCAAACCAATACGAGTAGCAATCATTTCCATTTGTTCATGAGTAACATTTTGTGCTTCATCAACAATAATACATGAATCTAAAAATGTTCTTCCTCTCATAAATGCTAAAGGAACAATTTCTATTTTACCATCATTGATAAGAGATTCTACTTTTTCTTTATCATAAAGAGCATACATATTTTGATAAATTGGTTGAATCCAGGGGTCCATTTTTTCTCTTAAATCTCCGGGGAGGAAACCAATTTCTTCTTTTGATACTGTTGGTCGTGTAATTATAATTTTAGTAAAATGTCGTCTTAATAAACCATCTAAAGCAACTTGACAAGCTAATAATGTTTTACCACTACCTGCTCTACCTGCTAAAATTGTTAATGTGTTTTTTAAAATTTCATCTTTTGCTTGTTTTTGTTCTTCATTTAGAGGAATTTTGAATTTAATAGGATTTTTTACTATTTTCTTTTCTCTAAATATTTCGTCGTTATGGTGGTTTGAGGTCATTTTTTTATAATTAGGATAGTAAAATATTATAATCTTTCAGAAAGACGGACTAATTTATCAAGTCCTGCATTTACATGCATTGCATCCTCCAATATTGTTTCAAAATTATATCTTTCGTCTAAAGGTAAAACTAAATCTACTTGAGATCCCCATCTAATTAAACTAAATCTTTCATTTTGAACACAAAGATCTTGTTGTTTTTTAAAAGGAGCAATTACGTTTACATCTTCATCAGCAATTTGAATTAAATAATATGTGTAATCTAAAGAAGGAACATATATTTGGTTAAACATTCTTTCATTATATTTTAAATATTCCATATTATTAGGATTAATTACTTTATTTAAAATATCTTTTTCAACAGCTAACATTGGTCTATTTGTAGATTCAATAGGTTCTAAATGTTTGTAAGTAAGAACACCTCCATAAGGTATTCTATTAATATGAACATCATAAAAAGACATAAATATACCAATTACTAAGGATGGTTTATTGTATTCATCATCTCCCATTACATCTTTTAAGGTGTAATTAATACCTTTAATTTCTACAACAGCCTCATTAGGTTGGACAACCTTTTGATATATAATAGTTCCATCAGCTGGGCTATAAAAATGTTCAGAGTCAATATAGTTTGGTCGGATTGGATCTCTAAAGAAAAAGGTATTACTTAATTCACCTACAGGAAGTTTAGATAATTCTTTTACTTCTCCATTTAACCATTCAGTTAATGTTTGTGCCATTATAATAAAGTTTTACAGTGATCAACTCTATTTAAATGCATTACCATACAAGAAAGCATAGCTCCTGATTTCATATATTCTGATAGATTAAATATTACAGGTTCCATTCCTTCATTAGCACATATTTTTTCTAAAGAAGCGATTTTGTGTTTTTCACCTTCATAATATTCATGAGATTTTTTAAGTTCAGAAATGTTAGAAGCACATAAAATCATATTACCCATTCTTACTGAGTTTGTTATTCCCCCTAATGCATCATCAACATCAACGTCTATAATTTCAGTATATTTTTCTAAATATTTGATTTCTTCTGGGTCATATAATTCCGTGCAAACTAAGGTTTTATCACCATTTAATGGAAATATAGAGCAATCTAAATGATACATATATTCATCAGTCATTGCTAATTTAATAATATCCATATTAAATTCTTTTTCCATCCATTCATACGCTTTAATGTTTGAACGAATACCATAACCACCAATATAAACATTGTCATATAGATATTTAATATCTGCTTCACCTTCCCATTTGTGTGGAGAGATGTGAGTATCATAACCCATCATTTTAAAGAATTTTTCACCTACTAACTCTTCACCTTTACGAGGGTCTGATGTATAATTAGATAATAAAATTTTATTTGAATCTGTAATGTGTGGAAGATGTAAACCTAAATTAGCTACATATACTTGATCTTGGAAATTACCTTCAGAGGGTAATAAGTGTACTAATGATTGACCAGCCATAAAGTTATACAAATCCATAAATTGCTTGTATGCTTTAGGTCTATTGATTGCTAATTCATCATCTGTTAATTCTTGCATCCAGATGTTGTTGGGGTCCGCTGTTGATAAGGAAAACGGAAAATTCATCAAATAACTTTGTTGATGTAACTGACTTGGGGTTTCTTTCATATTATAACTAATTTATTGTTCTAGTATACATATGATATAGGCCTAGGTAAATAAAAAAAAGCCTCGATTTCTCGAGGCTTTCTTAAATTATGTTATTTTTATATTAGATAGTATTTAAACCATTAATATAAATTTTTCCATAAAACTCTGGGCGCAACATCTTCTTAGCGTAACGAGTCAATAAACCTTTACGTGGTGTAAATGTCTCTGGATCGTACACTAATGGAGTCATGATTAACGGAATGTATGGAGCAAACACAGCACCTGTTTCCAAGAATTGTGAACCTCTATATCCCATTAAAATCAAGTTTTCAGTCATGTAAGGATTTTTGTAAACCTTATAACGACCATTAACTGTACCTATTTTTTGTACACCAAAAGCATATTCCATTTGATCCGCTTCACCGTTGTTTGTAGAAGCAAATCCAGGGATTGACTCAAGGATAGTAGCAATTGTAGGAGAAGTTACTAAGAAATTAGCACCTCCACGTAAAGTTAATGAATGGATCTTATTAGATACTTTTTGAATTTTAGTACCTAATGTTTGGAACCATTGACCTTGTGTGTTATAAAACGCTTGAGTTGTTGCGGCAGCAGCAAAAGCACCATTTGCATAAGTTGTGTTGTTAATAGCTGACCAGTACTCAGTTGCAGCAGCAGCATCTTCAATTAACATATCTAAGATTTCTAAATCAATTTCCATTGAAATATACTCAGACATGATGTTTGTTAATTCCGCTTCAGCATCGATGTTTTGGTAAGCAGCTAAATCTTGTGCAAATTCAGGAGTCCATACAGCTTTTAACTTTTTAGTCTTAGCAGTAATGGCTTGAGATTGCATTCTTACGTTAATCTCAGGAATAGAGATTTGTGTGTTTGAAGCAGCATTTGGTACTGAGAAAGAACCTGATGCTTCAAAATCACCACGACCTGATCCACTGTAATTGTTTCCACCTGAATAAGTTGGAATACCATCTACGTTACCGTTTTTCTGATAAGTAACTGTATAAGCACCGTTTTCTAGGATTTGTGCTGTAGAAGCAGTTACATAGAAAGTAATAGTGTTATTAGTATAATCATAAGAAGTAAAATTGTTTAAGTTGGTAGCTGTAACAATGTTTGAGCCTGAAGAAATAATAAATCCACGAACTGCATCTTGATCAAATCCTGGAAGGTTTGTTGATGCTGCTGGGAAGACGATTTCTTTAATAGTACCTGCAGCTACTGATGCTGAATAATCAGAATCAAAACGAATATCAGCAAAAGAAGCAGATGTAACAGAAGCTGATGCTGTAATTGCTACTGCTGAACTTGAGAAGTTGTTAGTTGCGTAAGTAAAACGGCCTTCTGGTCCACCATATAAACCACCTACAGTATTAGTAGTTGAGAATGGAAATTGAGAAGCTGTATTTCTATTACCATATAATGAAGTACCTTCAGTAAATGGACTCTTAGTGTTACCATATTGGAAATCTAAAAAGAATACAAGGCCTGATGGCATATTCATTGGTTGAACTGAAACGAATTCTTTAGCTACGATAGTACCGAATACTTTACGTACTAACGGAAGAGCAATACCAGCCCAGTTCTCACCTTGTCCGTTAGAAACGAATGATGAGTTTGAAGAGATTTGGTTTGTTTCAGTTACTAATTGTTTAGCTTGATTTTCCAACATGATTGACATATTGTTTTTTTCAAACTCACCTAGACCTTCTAATAGTCCTGTTCTAGACCATTTTCCAGCTAATCTAGCAGCGTCGCTTTGAAGTGACTTCCAAGAGCCGGCTGCGCTTTCTAATAATTGTTGTACTTGTGACATTTTTTTTTGTTGTTTTTAGTTGTTTTTATAAGTTAATTATTTTTTAATTCCGGCCAATTGTTGCCATCTGGCAAATTGGTCGTTTATTTCAAGTATTGGTTTCTTTATTGGAGCAATTCCTGCAGCCTTAGAAGCACCACCTATTCTAGATTCAGTTACTGAAAGTTTTCTTTCTTTTACTTCATTTAGTAAAGTTTCAAATACTAATTTTGCTTCTTTAACATTAGTTGCTTTATCAAAAGATTCTAATACTTTTACTTTTTGACTTTCCGTCAAATTTTTAGCTCTGAAGATTTTGTTTGTATAAAGTAATTTAGCATTTAACAAATTAACTTCGTTTAAGTCAGTTTTAATAGTTTCGATAGTAGAATAAGCTTTATTAAGTTTAGATTCAGATTCTTTTAACTTTTTCTTATAATCTTCAACTCCCTCTTCTTCAGCAGTGTCTTTTTTATCACCACGTTTAGAAGCAGGTACGTCGCCTTTTTTACCACCGTACTTTTTTCTTTCTTTTAACTCAGCTATTAATTCTTCAAGGCTGATTTCTTCTTCAGAGGTTTCTGATTCTTCATCTTCAACTTCATCTTCTTCGCCTTCAATTCCGCCTTCTAATTCACCTGCGGCTACCATATCAGCGATTACATCTTCGATAAATGTTTTTAGATCATCTTCAGACATATTTTCAAGATCAACTTCCCCATCTTCTGAATCTTCAATGCCATCAGCATCTTCGTCTTCATATCCTTCTTCATATACATTACCATGTGATGTAGGTCTTTTAGGATCGTTAATTAGGTCATCTTCACCTTCATTCATGTCTTCTCTTTTACCTTCTTCCATGTCATCGAGTTCTCTAAGAAGTTCATCAAGATCAAAATTTTCTTCAATTTCATCTTCTTCGATTTCATCTTCGTTTAATTCATCTTCTTCGATTTCATCTTCATCTAATCCTTCAGATTCATCTACTTTAAAAATTTTCTTAAACTTTTTTTCTTCTTTTGCTTCTTTAACGTCATCATTTTCTTCTTCATCCATTTCAGATAGCTTTGCAGCTAATCTTTCTTTTAGATAAGGGGTAAATGCTTCTTCTAAAGCAGCTTTTGCGTTTGCTATTGCTGTTTCTTTAACAGTTTTTGCATCTGCGATTGCTTCTTTTAACAAGTCTCTGTTGTTCATACTATTTGTCCTCAAATTGTTTGTTGGAAATACACTTAATATTGACGGGAGTCGAAGTGTAATAAAATTTAATTTATCTAATGCAATATATAAGATTGCATATTATGAATATACATATATGAGGATTATTTAAAGTCAATTTGATACAAAAAAAGCCTGCCATAGGCAAGCTTTCTTTTAATTTTAAAAAATATCCCGGTAGCGATACTAGGATAATTTTTATAGCCGTAGCTATACGGTCCTAAGCCGTGGGTTTAATTTTAAAATATTGGGCATGTGCCGTTAGCACACAGTATTTCAGTTAATAGTGAATTTACTTTAGCAAATTTATTTTCTAAGAGATTTTCTTTTCCTTCTTTTACTAATTGCATATAGGATCCTGGATTAGAGGGGGTGGATACAAAATCCCAACATAATAATTCAAAATCATCTTGGACCTCTAGTGTACCTTCATTCATTTCTTTTAATGATCCCATACCACGCGATGATACACCTACAGAAACATTATTTTCAATAAGTGCTTTTAAAATATTACCGGATACTGTAGGTAATATTTCTAATTTTCCTACTACTTTATCACCCTTCCACCAAATTTCACGAATAATATGTGATACATTTTTTAAATTAATAATTGTAGAATCAGGGTGGTCTAATTCACCAGTTGCCCTATTTTCTTTAACAATATCCATATACTTATCAATTTCTCTTTCCCATAGTTCTTTTGGATAATATCTTCCATTACCGTTTTTTACTTCTGCAGTTGCTAGTATTCCTTCTACCATTGGATTACCTGAGGGGGCTTTAAGACCTTCAGTTAAACTTAGAGGTGATACTAAAAACGGAATAGTTTCAATTAATACTTGTTTCATGATTTATTTTTTATCTAAATCACCATATCCTGATGATCTATATTTTCCTTTTGGTGCTTTTGGTTCACCTAATCCAGGTGCTTCAACTTGGTATCCAATTCCTTTAACACCAGCAAAAGCATTTTTGTGATAATAACTAATATCTTTAGCCATGTTTTTAGCAACAATAGCTTTTAATTCATCAACTGTTTTTTTAGCATTTTTTGGATCCCCTATTTCAGCTAAATATCCTAATAAAAATGATTGACCATAAAGATTATCAATATTTTTAGGATCATTATTATTAAATTGATTTGCTAAATCTTTAGCTACATCTTTATCAATTTTTTCAAACTCGTTTTGGTTGCCATATTCTTTTTTACCTTTAACACCTACGGCTTCTGATATTTTTTTATTAAAAATTTTAAACCAGTTTGGTTGAGGAGTTGGTTGGGTAATAACACCACCAATGCCTTCACTTAAAAGACTTTTTCCTCTTAAAATAGATACTGTAGTACTAAAATCATTACCTGATGTAATATATTCAGGAAACATAGTTCTTGCTAATTTAAGAAAATGATCTTTATTGCCTTTTCCTTCTTTAATTAATTGATATTCTTGTTGTAAGGTTTTCATTTTATTATAAATATTATGTGTATAAAAATACTGGAGCACTTCCTGCAGTTAAACTACAAGAAGTAATAAAGAGAGGAACTGAAGCTCCTGCAGGAAGAGTGAATGAACCTCCTGTTGTTTCTACAATTGCTTGGTTAGATAATAATCCGTTTCCATATTTAAATGCTGAAATTGTTGAACCGGTTGGTTCATTTGAGGAACCAGTTCCTAAAGAAATTATACCAGCAAAAGATCCAGTAACTGAATTTCCTGCTGTTAAAAGTACTCCACCAAAATTTATTGGGATATTTGCCATGTTTTTATTTTTTAAATAATTCTATTAAATCGTTTATATAATCGTTTGCTAAATCCGTACCATACAATACTTTAAATGAATCTGGGTTTTCTCTGTAGTAATCCATAGTTTCATGTTTAGCTTGTTGTAATAATGGTATTAATCTATTTAATTTTTTTTCTAATTCATCAAAACCTAATAAACGGCTTGTAATAAATTTTTTTTTATCCGGATCAATAATATTTAATCCTTGTAAATAATCTTCAACATCCACAGCTTCCCAAAGTGATTTAACTATTATACCTTTTGCTGCTTTATTTAGTTTTTTTTTGTCTACTAATTTGTATTTAAAATCTTTAACATAAATATTATCTTTTACACCTTCAGGACCTGCTGAAGGGCCGGGGCCTAATGTTGCTCCTGGGCCTTCTTTTACTTTTTTAAATCCTGCTTGAGTATAAGCTCCATAAGTAGATTTACGTGGAGAAGGGCCATTATGGTTTTCTCCTTCACCTCCTGATATGAATCCAGAATTAGAACTTATTGAAGATAATTCTTCAAGAGTTCCTTTAAATTGTTCATATTGATCCGGATAATTTTTTCTTAAATGAGTTCTATAAATATTAAATGTTTTTTTTAAATCTTCCTCAATATCCTTAAGTAAGGGATCCGTTCTACCATCATCTGTGCCTCTTAATGCTTTGATTGCCATAATAGCATCATTCATTTTTTCTAGTGAATCTTTAAAACTTGCTAAATTAATTATTTGACTAGTAGAACCACCAGTTTCTTTATCAATTCCTTGACTTTTATAATATGTTTTTAAATCTTTTGAAAAAAAATCATTTTCCATATCCATAGGACCATATTTAGCTTCAATACGTTTAATCAAAGCTTGATCCACCTCATTAGGTTTGAGGATATTGCTATCTATTTCTTTTAATTTATATTTAAAATTACCCATTTGTTTTTTGAAGTTCTTCTAGAAGTGAATAATATTGCAATAAATTAACTAAATCATCATTTCCTACATTAGCCTTTTTTCCTAAAGGTAATAATATATTATTAACTTCATTTAATTTTATTTGTACAACTTTATCCTTTACTTTTTTAGTTACTTTAGTTAATTCATTTTTAATCTCTTGAATTTTTTCATTATAAAATTCTTTTAATTTAGGAGTTGAATCAACGGAATTGATAAATTCTTTTAATATAGATTTTTGATTATCATTTAGATTTTCATATTTACCATTAAATTTTTCTAACATTACTTTATATGTTAAAATACGTAAATCTTTATCGTATGATTGAAATTCAACCATTAAATCATTTTCTACTTTTTGTTTGTCAACAATATGTGTTGTTAAACTTTCTAAAAGAGCAATTTTATTTTCAATAATTTGCGTAGGATTAGATAAATTTTCACTATTATAAATTTCAACTAAAGTATATAAAGCCGCATGTATTTTATAACTTGGAAGTTTTGTTTTAAAAAAATCTTCTAAATTATAATGTTCGGAAATTTCTTTAATTAAATTATATTTTTGTCTTTTTAAAGTCCCTCGATTAAGGTTTCTAGATGATTCAATAATAGAATTAATTATAATTTCTGCTTTACCTTCGGTTAAATTTTTATGTTTAAATAAAGTTTCATATAATTTATATTCTTTTCCTAATTCTGTTTTTACAAAATATTTTTTTAAAATATGAGTTGCTTTTGAGTCTTTACCCGATAAGGTATCCGATGTGATCTGTCTAACTAAAATTTCGAATAAGATACCCGTATTCTTATATTTAGAATGTTTTATGTTCATCCTTAGAGGTTTAATTATAAATATATAAAGATTTTTATTCTCTTATTTGATTTTCATCTAATAATGATTCTGTTGGCTTATCTTTATTTATTGAAATATTTTTTCCCATATTTTCAATTAAAGATTTATTTTTTAAGAAGATTTGTTTTGCTTCTAGTGCTAGAGGAGAATTACCTTTATATTGAGGGCGAATAGAATCTGATTCATTATCATCATTTTTCATTCCTTTTGCTCCTAATCTATCTTTACCAAAAGTATCATCTTGAGTATTGCGATCCGTTACTTTTTCTTCAGGACGACCTAATTTTAAATCATCTCCATACCCTACAGGTAAATTTTCAGGTTCTGAAAACATTCTGCCTTTACCATATAATGAGGCTAGATCATGAGGTGTACCATATGAGCGGCCTGTAGCTTTAGGGTCATTACCTTCTTCTTCTAATTGTTTAAATCTAAATGCTCGTTTTTGATCTTCAGCTAATAAATCTCTATATTCATCATATTCATCTTGACTAAAATTAAATATATAATCATAAATCCAATCAGTAGGTAATAATTTAGTTTCCATAATATTTTTTGCTAAATCTACCTTTTGAGTCATTAATGCAATTTTTTCTTGCTCGTAAATGATTGATGGACCTGTTAAATCTAGTTCAAAATTAGTTAATTCTTCTCCCGTGTAACCTTGTGAATATAAATGAACTAATGCGATTTTATATAATTCGGATAAGGTAATGCGTTGTATGCGGTCAATTGTGCGAGCAAAACGTATATCTTCAGCTGCTAGAGTTGCTTTACCACTTAAATCTTTATCATATCCCATAAATGCTTTTGGAACTTTGAGAGCAGCAAATAATTTATCACGTAAATAAGTTACATCTTGAATACCATCATATTGTAGACCTGGGGTGGTTTCAATTTTTGTTGATGTATCATTTCCTCGAATTGGGATATAAAAATCTTCTAGGAGATTTTGTTGATTATACTTAAGATTGTATTCTCCGGTTTGGGCATCCATTAAGGGAGTACGTTTCATAGTAGAAATTGTTTTTTGCATAAAATTTTCTACTTCATTTGGGGGGATTGAACCTACATTAATATAAAATATACGTCTATCAGGACTACGTGAAATTCTATGGATTAGCATAGCATCTTCCATTAACACATATTGTTTAAAAATTCGGCGAGCTGGTTCTAGATATGAACGACCATATGGAAGATAATTAACATCTGTTAATAATCTAAAATGAGCCATTTCATAATTATCAAAATAAATACCGGGTTGGTTATCATTAAATGTTCCTAAAGTTGGAGAACCATAATATCCTGAACCTCCAGCATAAATACCCTCTGGAGAGTATCTAAATCTTATAGATGCTGGGTGGTCTTTATCATAGTTTTCTTGTCTTTCAATGTGATAAGCTGTATAAGGGATAACATTATAAACTCCATATTTTTCAGCGATTTCTATTTTAAGGAAAAAATCACCATATTTACACATTTGACGAATCCATGACCAAAGATTAAATTCAATATTTAATACATCATAAAATAAATTATATAAAATTTGTTGAATATCTTCATTATTACTTTTAATACGGAGAACTTCACCCATATCATTTTTAAGCGTACATTCATCGGCTACAATATCAAGAGCAGAAGCTACAATAGCATCATAATCCATATTATCATAGTCTGAATAGACCATGGTTCTAAGGTATTGCCAATTAATGTTTATTTGGGAACCTAATAAAGAGGAGGCTGCAGGAGAGTATAAACGATTATATCTATCCATTAAGGAATTTGTAGCAATGTCTCCAGATTGTTGGATTGAATCAACATCCATTACTTTTAATTGGTCTCCTCCTTGATTTCTTACAATAACATCTGTTGAAAATAATCGTTGTAATCGAGTAAATAAACTAGTATCTGCCATTTTTATTTTTGTTGTGTATAAATATTATAATAACCAATTAATATTCTCTATCCCTTTATCAGTTTCCATAGTATAGGGATTTTGAATTTTATTATAGTTATAGGCTCCAACATACGTACTTTTGCTCATATTACCAAGCGTAGCTCGAGTCATATCATAAGATTGTTGTTGAAATTTTAAAGATGTGTCTCTTAAATACATTCCTATACCAAAAGACATTACTAAATCGTCATTATATCCTGTTTGAGCTTCCGGTCTACCATTTTTCCAAATAAAAACTTTCATTTCTTCTAATAATCGTTTTGAACGAATTGTTACTGATCGATCTCCAACATATTCTCTAAATTTGTTTACTACAAGTGGTCTTGTTCTTAAAGACATTGTAAAACCTGGAGTCATATCAGAAGTACCCTCAAATACTCTTAAATATGATTCAGCCGTCATTGTATCTGATTTGGGGGAGTGATATAAATTACGATAATTTCTTTCAATTATAGAATCTAAAGTTGCCCAACCAATGGATGCATTTTCTACAACTAACATTGCATTGTTGTATTCAGAAGCTAAACCAACTAAAAAATATCCAAATTCTTTTGGTGATAATTGACCTTTATATTCTGCTACTTGTGTATTAGTTGCTATATCAATAACATGACATGCTGAGGAATCTTTTCCATCTCCTCTAGCAACATCAGCCATAATCATATAATCTCTAGTATAGTCTGCAGGTTCCCAAATCCAAAGATTTTGATCTGCTCCTCTTCGTTCTAAAGGATCTTGAACCGTAGTTTCTTTAATAAAATCTATCCATTCACTATAAAATACAACATCTCCAGAAGTACTAAAATCACAATCACATTCTTGAGATGCTAATCTAGGATCACCTAATAATTCATCTTGACGTTTTCTCCATTCTTCATTTCTTTCAGGATGGACATACCAAGGTAATTTAATAGGTAAAAAATCATTTTCTTGAGATTCAGCTCTAACCCATGTTTGGTGAAACCAATTACCAGTACCATAAGGAGTTGATAATACAATAGCACCACCACCTGTTGCTAATGTTTGTTGAGCTGATGCCCAAATTTCTCCAATATTTTCAATAAAGGCCGCTTCATCTATTATTAATAAAGATACTGCTTCTGATCTACCGGCATCACTAGATGCTGAGGTAGCTTTTATTTGAGAACCATTATTTAATCTTAAGGTTAGCTTATTATGTTCATCTGCTGGGATTTTGAGCCATGAAGGTAAGTTATCAAACATAAACTTAACCTTTGTAACCATGTTTTTAGCAGTTTCTTGCTTAGTAGCAATACAAAGTACATTTTTATCTTTTTGAAATAACATCAACCATAATGAATAACTTGCGGCTAATGTTGAGATACCTAATTGACGAGATTTTAATACAATTGAATAAGGATTATCTCTAAATAATTTTAAAGTTTTATCTTGAAATGGATATAGATTAAATAAGATTCGGCCTCGTTGGGGATGTTGAATGTGGCAATATTTACGCATAAAGTGTGCTGGGTCTTGGGCACACTTAATATATTCTTCTCTAATTATTTGCTTTAAATCTTGACTCATATTAGTATTAATATAAAAGTAATAATACTTAATCCTGTTGTAGCCCAAGCTACTCTCATTTTATTTTTTGCTTTTTTAATTTGTTTATCTTTAAGTTTTATTTCAACATCTTTATTTATAATAATTTGATTATATTTATCTTCATTTTTTTTAAATAAAGAAATAGTAGTATCTTGTTTAATTATAATAGAATCTTGATTACTTAAAATATTAGTAAAAATAAGGATAGAGTCACGAGTAACTCCAATTTGATCCTTTAAAAGATCACGTTCGGTTTTTACAAGTAATGCTTTTTTTAAAGATTTGCAGGGAACGCAACATAAACTATCATTCGAAAGTGTTTGTAAACTCGCGGACAATGGAAGTATTATCAAGAGAATTAATACGATTAGATTCTTCATTATATTTAGATTTAATTTTTTTAGCTTTTATTTTTAAATTAGCTAATTCTTTTTTATCTTCTATTATTTTAACTTTATAAGTATCAATTTCTGAGGATAAATTATTAATTAAAACTTTATTAGAATCTATATTAGCTTTTAAGGATTTATTTTGTATTTTTAATGTTTTTATTTGGTTTTTATAATCAGTATTTTTATCAAATCTAATATTAAGTACTATAATTAAAGTTATTAATATAACAAACACATAACTTAAAATTTGATAATAATTCTTCATTAATCTTCGTCTTCGTCTTCCATTGAAGGATTAATAAGGGATTCTAATTCTTTTTTAAGTTGAGTTAGATTTCTTAATTCATCAACGTATTGTTGTTTTTCACTTCCTTCTGCTGATTTGTAATTATTTACAACAGATTTCATTTGTTTTACAATTTCATTATATTTAGATTGTAATTGAGCAAAAGATGAATTTGCTTTAATATCTTTTGATGTTGGTTCAACATCAAACTCAGCATCATAATCTTCTTCATTTTCTAAAGTAACACTACCTCCAGCTTTTAATGTGTTGATCGGAGTCACTTTATCTTTTGCTGCCGCAAATTTTGGATCTTTTTGTAAAGATACTATAGAAGCAGCTCCAACATATGTTCCTTCTTCTAAAGATAATTCAGATATAATAATTTCTTTGATGTAATTTTTAGCTTCTGATTTTTTCATTATTTATTTTTATTTATAAATATTACAAAGAAAGGGTAGATTTTATTTGTGTGATACGTTCTTGGATAGTACCTTTAATTTTAATACAGTTTTTAATTTTATGCATATTAAAATCTAGTTGATTTTGAATAATAACATCAATTGTTTCTCTATATTTTAAATCTGTTTCACGAACCCCATTATCTTCCATCTCAACTCCTTCGGGGGAGATATAAAATAAATAATCATATTCCGGGAGTAAAGTTCCAGCAAATTCACAAAATTTTTCAGCATCTAAACTAGTCATTGATTGTGATGCTTTAGCAAAAGCCATAACATCTATTATAGTACGATCAGTAATAATATTTTCTTGCATTAATTCACTTGCTCGTTCAGCTAAAAATACAGCTTGACCTTTAGTAGTTGAATCAGTATTAAGAGGAATTCCAAGTTCTCTTAAATACTTAGAACGTTCAGTTCTAAATGTATAATTTTTAAATTCAGGTAATTCTTTTAACGCATTTACAAGCGTTGTTTTACCTACTGACATTGTTCCACAAAAACCTATACGCATATTTTATTCTTTTAGTATTAAAATCTATTAGTTGAACCTTTTGCTGATGATCCTTTATACCAAGGAAGACCTTCTCGTTCTTTACGAGATAATTTCCATGATGTTTCTGTTAATTTAATACCATTTATATAGTATTCTCTTTTACGATTATTTCCTTCAGGAATTAAAGCCGGACCCTCCCAATTATGTAGTTTATTATCAAAGATATAAGCTATAGTACCATCAGATTTAACAAGTTTTTTTGAAGGTTCAAACTTTTCATTTGTTTGGTTTTCCATATTATTAATTTTATTTTTTATAAATGTACGTATCTTATTTAAAGTTTCCAAGTATAGATTCAGCAACATAAACTCCATGTGCTCCCGAAACTGTTATACCACGAGCGGATAAAGCATCTCCTACGAAATGTACGTTAGGATACTTTGTTAAACTAAGATCTTTATAATTTACTAATGGTTCTGGTGAAAGATATTTAACTTCCGGCATATAAATTCCCCAATCATCTTTAAGTGTAGGGAATACTTTTTTCATATCTTCAATAAAATCAACAATATATTGAGCATA